GGTCTCGACGCCGGCCGCATCCGTCAGGATGACGGCCAGATCGCTCGCGGCGAACACTTTGAACGTGAAGGGGAAGGCGGTCGTGACGCCGTTACCAGTGAACGGCCCCGCCTTACGGGTAGTGGTGGAAACGGTCATAGTCGGCGATCCGGGAGAATGCGGGCATTGTTGCCCCCCGTATCGCCGGTATGCACACCCCTTAGCGTTTCTCCTGGAAGCCGAACGCCAGCGCCGCCGGGTTACTCGTCTTGCCTTCCTGGAGCGCCTTGGCGCCGGTGATGGTGCGGTTGATCTGCGCGCCCGGCAGGCCCACCGTTTCGCCGGCCACGTTGACGAGCGCCTTGCGGAACGAGTCATCGAACTGGCCCTTGCGGGTCAGGTCCAGCAGCTTGAGCGCGTCACCCACCGGACGTACGCCGGCCGGTCCCTGGTAGCCGAAAGTCTTTTCGCCGGCCACGATCTTGCCCGCGTCCGCGAACTCGCGCACGAGGAAGAACAGGCCGGTGAGGTAGGACAGTTGCTCGGCCACCAGTCTTTGCATCAGGGTCCGCATGTCATCGTCGCCGGCGTCGCCCGGCGTCAACGCGTCCTTGAGCATCATGCCCAGCACCGGCGGCACGCTGTACAGCAGCAGCATCTTCGCGGCCAGCTTCGCCTTGCTCGATTCGGTCATCGCCTCGGCCACGCCCAGGTTCAGGGCCGTGTTCATGAACGAGTAGAACGTGGTGAACAGCTTCAGGAACGGGCCGCCGCGCTCGATGGCCGACAGGTCTTTCGTCTGCCCGCCACCCTGCGCGTCGATGACAGCCTGGTCGGCCAGGGCGATGGCGCGGTCCTCGTCGTTGCCCTCGGTGATGGCCTTCTCGTAGGCGCCGTGCCAGGTCGGCACGTCCACCATCTGCTGCGCGCGCATCATGAGAACGTAGGCGTGCTGTTTGATGATGTCGCCCGCCGGGATGTCGGCCTGCACTTTGTTGCGTAGTTCGTTCAGTTCGCGGTAGCGTGTGCGCGCGCGGTTGCGCATGAAGTCCGATTTCTCTTTCGCGTCGCGCGTGGCGCCGATGGGGTCCGCGATGTAGCGCGCGATACCCCGGCCGATCCACGTCGGGCCGACGCGCACGATGGACTGCGTCATGCCGAGCCCCTGCATGGCGGCCGACATCACGTTGAAGCCAAGCCCGGCCACGCTCACGTTCTGGCGCAGCTTGCCGATGACGGCCTCGCCCACGTTGGCCGCGCCTTTCTCGCCCTCGGCCACGTCCGTCACCCAGGATTTCAATTGCGCCTTGACCTCCGGGCCGTAGTGGTCGCGGATGGCGTTGTCAATGCTGACGGATTTGAGTAGCCGGTTAGCGTCGATCAGCCATTCATGCCACGACAGGTCGTGAATGACATCGTTGACGCCCGAGTACAGGCCGGCCAGAGAGTAGAGCAGTGGGCGGCCCACCACGGACTCGGCGCGCGTCTTGGTGAAGCTGCGACGTGTCGTGGCGCTGGTGTACGCACCCTGTAGTTGGCGCTTCGCACCTTCGGCGTCGGCGTGTTCCTCGGCCTTCTGGCTGGCCGAGGGATCGTACTTCACCGGGTAGTAGCCGCCGCGGTATTCGCCGTGTGGCGTCTGCACGGGCGACGGCTCGATCCACTCGGGCGCCTTGCCATACACGCGCTTTTCCTTCGCCTCGATGAGTGGGCGGTACGACTCGAAGTGGTCCCACACGGCTTGCACCGCGTCCCATTCCTGTTTCGACAGGCTGTCGAGCAGCGGCTGGACCTGCGCCAGCGTCCAGGTCTCGCCGCCCAGCAGGCGCTGCAGGTTGGACTGGTTGCCGACGTTGAGCGCGATGGCGATGCGTTCCTCGCGGTTGAAGCTGGACCCGCCGGCCTTGGCGCCGGCCGTGTCGCCCTTTTTCACCAGGCCCGGGAAGAACTGGCCCTTGCCGCCCATCCGGCCCATTTTGAGCACGGGCGCGAGGATGTCGGCCAGCTTCGTGGTCGCCTCGGCGCGCATGGTCGTTTCCATGTCGCCGCGCTCGTTGGCGCTGCGGATGAAGTATTCCCACATCGGGCCGCCGTCGTGGCCCCCGTCGAGGATGCGCGCCCATGTTGCGGCCTTGATGTGCTGCGCAAAGAATTTTCTGACGCCGCGCGTAAATCGTTCCGCGTTGGTCTTCGGATCGCGCGTATCAGCCGTGCGCGTGCCGGCGTGCTCGTTCACGCTGGCCACGATTTCGTCGCGCACGGCCTCGTACTCGCGCTGGTCCTTCGCGGTCAGCAGCTTGTGCTTGAGGCGGGCCAGGTGCTCGATTTGTTTGACCGTGTCGCGCAGGCCGCGCAGTTCTTCGACCGTCATGTCCTTGTACGACTTGCGCTCGGCCTCGGCCAGCAGTTCGGGCGGGATGTCGGGCTCGAAGCCCTGTTCGCGCTGGCTTTCCGCCCATTCCAGCAGCGACTTGCGGCGGTCGATGGCGCGCAGCGTTTGCCCGCTGCGCAGGTCGAAGCGCGCGAGCAGCGCATCGATCTGGTCGAGGTAGTCCACGTCCAGGTTCTTGCGCGTGCCCTCGGCATCAAAACGTTTGAAGTAGGCGAGCGCCTTGTCCACCTCGGCCTGCGCGGCGTGCGCTGCGCGGTCGGCGTACGAGTTCACGAGCTGGTTGCGCTTCTCGACGGCGGCGGCCTGGATGTCGCCCTTCTTGAACGCGGCGTCGGCCGCCTTGGCCGCGCGCGCCGCCGCGGCGCTGTACTGCGCGGGCCGGATGTTGCGCACCTTGAGGCGCGCGATGGTCGCCTCGGCGAACTGGCGCGCGGCCTTGGCGAGCGTCTTGCGCCCGCCGGTGGCTGCTTCCAGCGCGGCCAGCTCGGTGGCCACGAAGCGCGTGCGCGCCCCGTCGTGCAGTGCCTCGTCGGCCGCGCGCGAGATTGCACGCTCGTCGGTCAGGTCGCCGTAGCGTTCCAGCATGCGCTGGTCGGTGATGCCGTCGATCTTCTCGGCGGGCTTCTCGGCCGCCAGCAGTTCGCGGACAAGCTGGTCGCCCGAGGTGAAGCCGAACATTTCGGCCACCACGTCGGGGTGCAACCCTTCCTTGTTGGTCATGCCGCGCAGGCCGGCGAGGTCCGGCGAGTTGAGCGCCGACTCGGGGTACATCTCGCGCAGCGCGTCGGTATTCAGGCGGAAGCCCTGTTCGATCTTCACTTCGCTGCCGTCCTCGGCGGTCATTTCCCCGGTGCGCAGGAACTTGCGCGCGCGGTTCGCCGGCTCGGCCATGACCTCGGCTTCCACCTCGGCGCGCACCGCCTTGCGTTTGCTGGCGGCGTCGCGCTGCAATTCCTTGAGCTTGCGCGACTTGGCGTTCGACAGCCATTGCATGTCGCGCAGGCTGCGGGTTTCGAGGTCGTGGATAGCGGACTGCGTGGCGTCCTGCCCGAGTGCCTGGTAGCGCAGCCACTCGTCGTCGCTCATGAACTCGGGCTTGCTGTCGAACAGGCCGCCATAGCCGCGCACGGCCTCGGCTTCCTGGATGGCCTGCGTGGTTGCGAGCATGCGGTCGAACACGCCGCGCACCTCGTCGTTCAACGTGACGTTCAGTTGCGACAGCGAGCGGTACACGTTGAGCAGCCACGCGCGGAAGCGCTGGAACATGCCGGCCAGTTCGACCGACGGCGCCTTGCCTTCGAACAGATACGCCTCGAAGCCGCGCGCGAATTGCTCGTGCATGTCGCGCTTCTGCTCGATGTCGTAGCCGTTCCACGTGGCCAGGTCCGGCACGCCAAACCATTTCAGCACGGCAGCCATGTCGTCCTTCACGCCCTGCGGCGCGTCCTCGCGACTGGCCATGTCGGTGAGCACTTCCAGGTAGAAATGGCCGGACTCGTGCAAGAACGTGGACAGGTCCGCCTTCTGCAGCAGGGTGATTACGGACGGCGTTTGCGTGATGTCGTCGCCCAGCGTGATGGACCCGCGCGCGCCTGGCGTGCCTTGGCTTAGGATGTTGGCGTCGGCCTTGTCGAACGTGCCGTCGTTGCCGGTGGCGCTTTTCACCTGCTCGGGATCGAATGCGATCCACACCGGCTGCGTGTCGGCGTCGTCACCAAGCCCGACGCCTTCTTCTTCGATGTAGGCACCGTCGTACCCGGCCTTCTTTGCCGCTGCGATGAGGGTCGCACCAGTTTCACCGTCGAACGCTGACCAGGCGTTCAACGCGTCCACGTGGCGCAGTGCGGCGGCGTTCGGCATGCCAGCCGCTTCAATCTCGGCGATGATTTCCGGCGTAAACCCCTCGTCCAGTATGAGCGGGTTCTGGATACTAAGGTAGACGGCTTCCGTACGCGGAGTACCTTCGCCCGGTTGATTGGCGAACGTATCGGCGAACTCCCGGTTCTCGGCAAAAAAGATGCCGTGCCGCTGCACCTCGACGCCATCGTCAAAAGTGCCAGAGACGACACCCGTGCGGGTTGGCGAGAACTCAGAAAATTGCCGACGCGTGCCGTGATAGACAACCAGCGGCGGCTGTTCGCTTGCCTTCTGCTTGGATGACGTAACCGGAACATGAACGGCGCTGTTGCCGAACCAATCGTAAAACGCCTTCTGCGCGCTGAACTCCACCGCGATACTCTTGCCCTCGCTGTTCACCACCGGGCGGCGCACGCCTTCGACCTCAATCGTCGGCGTCGGTTGATCCAGTGTCTTGGCACCGACCAGCCGCTCGGCGCGCACCTGCAGCGGGTAGCGCTCGGCCA